TGGGCTTTGCCAACGATGGCTTCATCCTGCCGCCGCTGGTCGAGCGCGATCACATCATTGCACCGGCCAGCCCGCCGGAGGGGATGCTTTTTTCGATGCCGGCCTTTGGCTTGGCGGAAGAACGCGAGGAACGGAAACGCACCATTCAAGAGCGATGCGAGTTTGCGGCACAACTGGTAGACCACGACCGCCCTGCCGTGATCTGGTGTCATACCAACGCCGAAGGCGACTTACTGGAGCAGCTCATCCCAAGCGCTGCGCAAGTTGCTGGCCGCACGCCAGACGACCGAAAAGTAGAGCTGTATGAGGCCTTCGGTGATGGTCGTCAGCGGGTGCTGGTGATCAAGCCGAAGATTGGCGCTTGGGGCCTGAACTGGCAGCACTGCGCCCATGTGGTGACATTTGCCAGCCATAGCTACGAGCAGCACTACCAATCGGTTCGCCGCTGCTGGCGGTTCGGCCAGCAGGGCACCGTTCACCTTGACGTGATCGCCACTGAAGGCGAGGCCAGAGTGCTCACCAACATGCGCAGCAAGGCTGAGCGAGCGTCCGCCATGTTTGAAGAACTGGTGGCGCAAATGAACAATGCAACCACGATCAAACGCACCAATCTCTACACCACCACACCGGCACTCCCGCAATGGCTGTAAAAGATCAACTGCTGACCGACCGCTACGCCATCTACAACGGCGACTGCATTGAGGTCATGCAAGGACTGCCCGATGCGTCGGTGCATCTCACCGTCTACTCCCCGCCGTTTGCTGGGCTGTATCAGTACAGCAGCGATGATCGGGACATGTCCAACTGCCTAAACTACGATGAGTTTTTCACGCACTACGGCTATTGCCTGGATGAAATCCAAAGGGTGATGATGCCCGGCAGGATTTCGGCGGTGCATTGCATGGACATTCCGCTGAGCAACGCCGGCTGCGATGCCATGTTTGATCTACCTGGCCGGATCATCCGAGAGCATGAGGCCCGAGGGTTTGCCTATGGCGGTCGTCGGGTGATCTGGAAGGAGCCGCTGATGGTGCGCAATCGCACCATGATGAAGAGCCTCCATCACAAGACGCTCTGCGAAGACTCAACTCGCAACAGCATCGCTAACGCTGACTACCTGCTGATGTTCCGCCGCAAGGGCGAGAACCCGGTGCCCGTAACCCATGAGGTCGGACTGATGCACTACAGCGGTGAGCGCACGGTGCCGCATGACCTCATGGGCTTTCGCGGCATGAAGGGTGATCAGAAAAAGAATCAGTTCAGCCAGTGGATCTGGCGGCAGTATGCCTCCAGCGTTTGGGATGACGTGCGGATTGACAACGTGCTGCAGTTCCGCGGCGCCAAGGACGGCGAAGACGAGAAGCACGTTCACCCGCTGCAGCTGGATGTGATTGACCGAGCGGTCGTGATGTGGAGCAACCAAGGCGAAACCGTGCTGACCCCATTCATGGGTGTCGGCAGCGAGGTCTATGGGGCAGTGCAGGCCGGCCGCCGTGGCATCGGCATCGAGCTGAAGCCCAGCTACTACCGGCAAGCGGTGCGCAACCTGGAGATGGCCGGGAGCGTTGAGGTTAACGCCGATCAAACGGAGCTGGATCTATGACCCTCCGCCCCTACCAGCAGCAGCTGGTGACTGACATCCGCTTGCAGTACCAGCTGGGCAAGCGCAGCGTGCTGGCGGTGCTGCCTACTGGCGGCGGCAAGACCGTATGCTTCGCCTACATCGCCGATGCCGCCAGCCGCAAAGGCAATCGCGTGCTGATCCTTGTGCATCGCGCGGAGCTGCTGGATCAGGCCAGCCGCAGCCTGCCGATGCACCACGGCATCATCGCCGCCAATCGCGCCATGGACTTGAGCCATGCGGTGCAGGTGGCCAGCGTGCAGACCGTGGCGCGGCGACTGCACCGGCTGCCGCGGGACATGTTTCAGTTGATCGTGGTGGATGAGGCCCACCACACCACAGCTGGCACATGGGCGGCAGTGGTGGAGCACTTCAACACCGCGAAGCTGCTAGGGGTGACAGCGACACCGATCCGCGGTGATGGCCGCGGCCTTGGCGAGCATTACCAGGCCATGGTTGAAGGTCCGAGCGCGCAGTGGTTGACCGGCAACGGCTACCTAGCAGCTGCGCGGGTGCTGGCACCGCCGGGATTCAGCGCTGCCGGGATGCGCAAGCGGATGGGTGACTTCGACCAGCGGGATGCAGAGCAGCAGGTGCGCGCGATTCATGGCGACTGCGTAAGCCACTACAGGCAGCACCTGAGCGGCCAGACCGCCATCGCCTTCTGCTGCAGCGTCGCTCATGCTGAAGCGGTGGCTGCGCTGTTCCTGCAGGCCGGCATTCCAGCCGCCAGCATCGACGGCACCATGGATGCCGTCACCAGGCGCCACCTGCTGAAACAGCTGGGCGCTAACAAGATCAAGGTACTGACTTCCTGCGCATTGATTGGCGAAGGCGTGGATGTGCCGAGCGTGGGCGGCTGCATCCTGCTGCGACCTACGGCCAGCGTGGGGCTGCACTTGCAGATGATCGGCCGGTGCCTGCGGCCATCCGGCAGCAAGGTGGCTGTGGTGCTCGACCATGTAGGCAACTGCCTGCGGCTGGGCCACCACCTCGAGCCGCGCGAGTGGACGCTGGAGGGACTGAAGAAGCAAGACCGCGAGAAGGCGCCATCGGTCAAGGTCTGCCCCAAGTGCTACGCCGCAATGGCCAGCCAGGCGCGGGTGTGCAGCGAGTGCGGGCATACGTTTGCCGCTGAGGTGCGCGAGCTGGAGCAGGTGGATGGGCAGCTGGTTGAGATGGCCGCCCGCCAACGCAAACGCCAGCAAGGCACCGCGCAATCACTGGAGGATCTCCGCCAGCTAGCGCAGCAACGCGGCTACAGGCGCGGATGGGCGGAGCGGGTGTATCAGGCCAGACTGGCGAAGAGGCATGGCATCGCTTGACCGAGCAACAGATCCAGCAGCACATCCGCCTTGCCCTTAGCCGCGGCCCAGTGCGCCTGTACCGCAACAACACCGGCACGCTGCGGGACCAGCATGGCCGGCCGGTGACGTTCGGCCTGGCGGTGGGCAGCGCAGACCTGATCGGCTGGACGGCACGCACGATCACACCAGAGATGGTGGGGCAGCAGGTGGCGGTGTTCACCAGCATCGAGGTGAAGAGCGCCACGGGCCGATTGCGCCCGGAGCAGCGGCAGTGGCTGGAGGCGGTGCAGGCAGCAGGCGGCATCGCCGGCGTCGCGCGCAGCGTTGAGGATGCGGCACGGTTGACAGGGGATGAGCAAGGTGTATGATGGTTGCACGGGGCGAGAGTCCCGCCTTCATTGCGACCCCAACCATGGATCTGATTCTCTGGCTGCTGCTGCCTCTGCTGCTGGTGGTAGCTGTCATCCTCTGGCTCACCGAAAGCCGCGAGCAGCGCATCCGCCGCTGGTACAAGCAAGGCATGAGCCAGCGGTGTATTGCCGATCGGCTGCGCTGCAGCCGTTACGCCGTCCGCAAGGTGCTGGCATGAGCAACGCAATCTGCTTCCTGATCGCCGCGGCCACTGTTGCATTCATTGGCATTCAGGCCGCCGACGTCCCACCCACCACTCATTCCGGCACGCAGTCCTACATCCGCAAATGACCTCTTCTGATTCCTACTGGACCCTGCAAGCCGCCATCGCATACGGCGGTGGCTTCATGCGGCGCCTTGCTGATGCTGGGCTCCACGCTGACCCAAGCAACCGCCAGCGCCTGCTGCTGGCATTCCCGGAGCTGCAGCAGTGCTACGGCCCGCAGACGTTCCTCCACCGCCAAGCGCGAGGTAACGCATGATTAGCAACGCCGACTACCACGCCGACCCGGCGATCAGCGCCAGCCACCTGCACGCAGTTGCCGCCAGTCCGTACCACTACTGGAAGCGGTTCATTGATCCGAACCGCCCGGTGGTGCCGCCTACTGCAGCCATGCGGCTCGGCACCCTTGTGCATTGCGCGGTGCTGGAGCCTGACGAGTTGAGCGCGCGCTACGGCATTGCGCCCGATCGCCGCACCAAGGAAGGCAAGGCCGCTGCTGCCGAGATGGAGGCCGCCGGTATCGAGCCGGTATCAGCAGCCGACATGGAGCAGGCCATGGCCATGAGCGCCAGCGTGCGCAGTCA